GGGTTTTTCGTTAAAATCACACAAAAGGTTTCTTGTGAAGAAATATTGTTTATTTTTAGTCAAATTTAATCATTATATATTATGATATTCCTAGGAGCATAAATACATATAGTAAACGAGTTGTTTACGTAAACAATTAAACTTGCCTAGCAAGGTATCACTCAATGAGGAAATTAAAATGAATACTGAAGATAATAATCAGGAAATTGAAGCAACAGAGGCTTCACCAAGTAATTCTCTGGATAGTAATGAAAGTAAAGAAAGTAAGGGCTTTTCACAAGAAGAAGTTAATCGTATAGTCGCAGATAGAGTTGCAAGAGAGAGGAAGAAGTTCGACGGCATCGATGTTGACCAATACAAGAATTGGCAGAATCAAGAGGAAGAGCGATTAGTGGAACAACAGAAACAGAGAGGCGAGTTCGATAAAGTAATTAAAGAACAAGCAGAGAAGTTTCAAAATCGTATTGGTGAATTAGAAAATACACTAAAACGAGAGAAAGTAGACGGGGCTTTATTGAATTCAGCAGCCTCATTGAAATCAGTTGCTCCAACCCAAGTTGCTGACTTGTTAAAGAATCGAGTTCGTTTGAACGAACAGGGAGAAGCAGAGGTTGTCGATGAAAATGGCACACCTGCTTATTTAGAGAATGGTTCTCAAATGCAAGTAAAAGACTTGGTTTCTGAATTTCTTACTACTAACCCGCACTTTGCGGCACCATCTCAATCTGGGACTGGTAGTCAAGGCAAAGTAGGAGGCTCATCAACTTCAAATGAAGTAGATGTTACAAAACTAGATATGGGTAACCCATCGGACAGAGCAAAATATGCCGAGTTCAGAAAGAAACAGGGTATCTCATAATTGTAAATAAGCCAATATAGGAGAAATTATTATGGCAAATTCAACAACAACAACGTTAAATGACCTACTGCCTTCGATTGTAGCAGAAGCGTTATTCCAAGCACAAGAACAATCAATTATGCGTAACTTAGTTCGTAACTACGCACTACCAGCCGGTTCTGGTAAAACTGTAACTGTCCCAACTTATGCGCCAGTAACAGCAATATCTGTTGCTGAAGGCACAGACTTAGCAGGCGGTTCAGGTGATGTTGCAGTATCAACAGGTGGAGCAGTTTTAACTGTTTCTGAAGTTGGTATTATGACTAACGTAACAGACCTAGCAATGAAATCATCAGCATCAAATGTAATTGCTGATGTTGGTAAATTGTTTGGCTCAGCGATTGCGGCTAAGATGGACAAAGACCTTATCGGTAACTTTGCTAACTTTAGTGGTGGTGTAGGTGCGGCTGACGCGCCATTAACAGCGGCAACTATCTTCAAAGGTATTGCTACTCTACGTAACTCAGGTGTTCCAACTACTGGAATGGCTTGTGTTGTAAACCCAATGGTTGCATATGACCTTAAATCTTCAATGACTTCAACATTTGGAGGCCACGCAGGTGACTTATCAAATGAAGCAATGAAGACTGGTTATGTAGGAACTATCGGTGGTGTTGCTATCTATGAATCATCTCACGTTGAAGACAACGGCACAGCAGGTGACTTCGTTGGTGGTATGTTCCACAGAGACGCTTTAGGTTTAGCACTTATGTCCGATATTTCTATCGAAATTCAGCGAAATGCCTCAATGAGGTCGGATGAGTTGGTGGCCACGGCCGTGTATGGGTCAGGTGAATTATTTGACGCATATGGTCTTAAAGTAACAGCAGACTCATCAATTCTATAATTTATAGACGATGATAGTAGGGGGAGTTAATACTCCCTCTACATTTAACTTACTTTAGGAGAACGCATATGGCAATGTCAACAGATAGTGACTTACTGGTATATCAACCAGAAATTCTACAATACGGAATTGATGAATTCACAGGCGAACACGCCAAAGCAAAAGCAGATATTCTTCGTAAGGTCCGTAGTGAATGGTGGTCTCGTGCTAAACATTCATACACGAACACAACTAATAACATTAATGAATTAGATGAATCTAAATTAACAGAATCACAATTCACCCGTTGTGCGGTATATCGTGTTCTTTCAGAGTATGCTTTACCACAGTTAACCAAATGGAACGCTGACGGTGAAGAAGATAAGTTTCAAGTAATGATGGACCATTATGACAGAAAGTATAATGAAGAATTTGATTCAATCTTAAGAGATGGTGTTGAATATGACTTTGATGGTGACTCAACTGTTCAGTCTGACGAGAAACAACCATTTCATACAAGAAGATTAGTAAGATAATGGCAAAAGTAACGATTGATACAAGAAAAGCAAAAGTCCAATTAGAGAGACTTAGCAACAATATAAAGAGGGCGATTCCCAAATCTCTAAATAGAGCAGGGGAAAAGACCAAAGAATTGATTATCAATCGAACAGCAAGAGGCGAAGGATTGAATGGTGCTTTTAAGAAATATAATAATGATTATAGAGACTTTAGAAGTGCAAAGGGTAGAAGCACTAAACCAGATTTAAACTTCTCTGGTAGAATGTTATCTAGTATAGATGTTGAGAGAGTTTCAACGAATAAAGTCATAGTTGGCTTTAAGAGAAAAGAAGAAGAAAAGAAAGCAAAATGGAATCAGAAGACTAGACCATTCTTCGGTGTTAAAACAAGTGAGATGGGTCAGATTGAAACTGCTTTTAAGACAACTTTTGAGAGAAACATATGAGCGACATAAAGACAAGTTACAGAGAACAAATAGCCAAAGATGTTGAGAAAGCAATCAAGGCAGTAAAGTTAACAAAATTAGTATCACGAGATATGTTCGAGATTGACCAATTAAGTGATGCACAGTTCCCAGCAGTTCTGATAACGACAGGTAGTGAAAGAAAGATAGACCTCACTACAACTGACAGACAAGGAACAATAGAATATATTCTAACTGGTTTCGTAAAAGGTAAATACCTTGACACAGCAAGAAACAAATTGTGTGACGAGTTAGAACAGAAATTGTATGAAGATGTTACTCGCGGTGGGTATGCAGTTGATACGATGGTGACAGAGATTAACACCGATGAAGGTGTTATATTTCCGTTAGGTGCTATTCAAATGATAGTGCAAATTGAGTATATTCACCCTAAAGGTGATTTAGACAAATAATATATAACAATGGAGACATATTATGGCAATATTAAAAGGTAAAGATGGCACTGTTTCACTAGACGGAAGTGCCGTATCAGGCGTTGTTCAATCGTGGAATGTTTCAATCGAAACAGACACTTTAGAAACAACATCTATGGGAACAGCAGGATGGAAAACATTCGAAGGTTCTCTACAATCGTGGACAGGAACAGTAGAACTCTATTTTTCAGATTCACAAGCAATCTCTGGTTACATCGATGGTTCAGCAGTTGCAGTTGTTTTAACTGACGGAACATCAGGTAATACTTACACTGGTTCAGCAGTTATTACATCAACAGCAGTAGATGTATCAGTTGCAGACCTAGTTACGATGTCACTAGACTTAACTGGTTCAGGTGAACTAGTAATATCATAATAACACACAGGAGCCTACAATGAGTGTAATTAACAATGCGAAAACGCATTTTAAGACCAAGTTAACAGATAAACTAGAATGGATAGAAGTGCCTGAATGGGATAACTCTAAAATCTATTTCAAGTCTTGTGGTAACTTAAAGCAAACAGAAGAAGTTGTGGCGCTATATAGAGATAACAAAATTGCTGAAGCATTAGTAACCGTGTTAATCACTAGAGCGTTAAATGAAGACAAGTCAAAGATGTTTACTCAAGCAGACAAATTTGACTTGATGAATAATGTTGACCCCGATGTTGTAACGAAAGTTGCTACGCATATTCTTAATTCTGAACCAGAAGCGGAAGAAATAGCGGGAAACTAAGCAAGGATGCTGACGTATACTTCTTGTATCAGTTAGCAGAACATTTACATAAGACCGTAGATGAGATTATGGAAATGTCAGCATCCGAGTTTGTTGGTTGGGGTGAATATCTAAAGTTAAAAGATAAGAGGAGCAGAATGAATGGCAAACGCTAAAATTGAAATTGAGATTAAAGCCCTCGACAAAGCATCTAAAGTTTTAGATGGAATGAAATCTTCTCTTGGACCCCTTACTAAGAAAGTTGGTAAACTTGACAAAGAGTTTGACAAAGTAGACAAGAGTATTAAGAAAACATCTGGTTCTTTCAGTAAGATGAAAGGACTCCTAGCAGGTGCGGTTACTGTTGGTGGTTTAGGTGTCTTTACTAAGAATGTTGTTGAAGCAAGTTCTCGTGCAGAAGACTTAAAGACCACACTAGGAACAGTTACAGGTTCAGCAGAAGAAGGTGATAAAGCGTTTAAGTTCATTAACGACTTTGCGACAAAAACGCCATTCAATATTGAAGAACTCACAGAAACATTCATTAAACTAAAAGCATCTGGTATTGAACCAACAGAAAAATTATTGACTTCTTTTGGTGATATGGCAGCCGTGACAACAGATAGAGTTGGTTCATTGGCAGCCATCACAGATTTGTTCAGTAGAACAACAGCAGGTGGTTTAGGACTTGAAGACTTAAACAGACTAGCAGACAGAGGTATTCCTGTATTCGATATTTTCCAAGATAAACTTGGTCTTTCACGTTTAGAGATATCAGAGTTTGGTAAAACAGCCGAAGGTGCGGCTACATTGAAAGATGCACTACTTGAAGGTCTTGATGAAGACTTCGGTGGTGGTATGGAGAAAGCATCTGATAACTTATCAGTATCATTATCTAACTTAGGCATCGCAGGTAACAATGCCTTAATCGCAGTTGGTGAAGGCGGACTGTCAGACGCAATCAATAAAGCGGCCGTAAGAATGAGTGAATTCTTAGTTGAGAATGAAGACTTAGCAATTATGATGGGTGAGAAACTCGGAGCCGCAGTAACACTTGTTATGGATGGTATTGTCTTGTTAATGGAGAATATGGACAAGGCTAAGCCAATCTTTGAATTGATTGGAACTGTTTGGGACAACATTGTATCACCAGCATTATCAACAGCATTCGATATTATCGTCAAGGTAGCAGAAGCATTAGGTCCAATAGTAGATGTAGTTGGTCCAGCGGCAAAAACAATCTTTGAAGGTTTAGGTAATGTAATCACTGAGATTGTTATTCCAGCGATGGAAAAGATAATTGATACAATTGCAGTAGTTGTTGATAAGATTAAAGGAATGATTGACTGGATATCAGACGGACTAGATAAGGTTAAAGAATTTGGTTCTGGTGTTAAAGGTAAAGTTACGGGTGGCTTCTCAGCCGCTGGTGATTGGATTTCATCTAAGATACCTAGTATACCTGGATTTGCTGACGGTGGTGTTCTACCATCTGGTAAACTTGGTATTGTTGGTGAAGAAGGACCAGAACTTATTAGTGGACCAGCAAGAATAACACCATTCAAATCAGCATTTTCTGGTGTTGGTGGTGCATCTTCATCTATGTCAAAGATAGGCGCCTCTACAGCAAATGCCAATATCAATTTTCACATCAGTAATGTTGATGTAGATGGTAGTGGTCAGATGCAAGGTAAAGCAATGAAGCAATATATCGAAGGTATATCAATGCAAGTTGCTACTAAATTATTACGACAGAATCAAGGTTATGGAGGACTTATCTAATGGCATCAGCATTACCATATCAAACAAAATTAAGTTTACAAACAAGTTACTCATCAGAGCCAAGACACAGATTAGTTGAGTTTGGTGATGGATACATTCAAAGAAGTTCTTGGGGTCCATATGCCGGCAGAAGAAAACTAAGTGTAGTCCACGAACATTTAAGTCAAAGCGAGGCAGCAACTTTAATTGCTTTTTATGAAGCAAGACACGATGATGCCGATGCCGTTTCAATTGCTGTTAATGAATTATTAGACTTAGCAGGCACATATTATTTAGAATCATTTGAAGTGAATATGACAAGTAACGAATTAAGAACAATCACCGCGAGTATGATTGAGGTGTTTGGCGAATGACAACTCCTACTATTCAATCACAAAAACTTGTCACTGAAGGCACTATTCAATGTTTAGAATTTGACTTCACTTCAATTGGTGGTTCAACAAGTGTTTATGTTTCGACAGAACACAATCAACCATCAGGTGCATATATTCCAGTTGTAGCAACTTGGATTGATGGTGCTTCACATACATTTGATAGACTAGACTTCGAAGTATCAGGCATCAGTTGTGATTTAACAGGTAGTATTGCTGAACCTAAACTTAAAGTAGCCGCTGATAGTTTGTGGGATATATCAGGATGGGCATCAGCAACATCAGGATTTGGTCTTATGGATTATCGTGGTCTTCGTATAAGAAGACAGCGTTTTTTCTATAATGTATCAACATTAATTATTCCTCAAGTATTCTATGTCAAATCAGTTGATGAATTAAATCCATCAACAATTTCATTTACTTTAACCCCAAGCCTTGGCTCTGAAAGACTAGATAGACCAAGTGCTAGAAAATTGGAAATATAAAATATGTTTAATGAGAGTTGGGAAGGTAAGGATTTAGCAGGGTTCATTAAGACAACACTTGCACAACAAATTCAGAAATCTAAAATAGGTCAATTTGTGGATAATTTCGGTACCAGTAGTTTGCTATCTACTGTCTCCAAAAAAACATCGGAAGAAAACGCATTAAAGATTGCTGATGGTATTGATATGGGTTATCAAACACCCAAGAATATTATTCCAATTATTTACGGACACGTTGGGATGTCAAACACTCAATTTGACCAAGGGCAGAAGCCAAGTGACCTTGACGCTGAAGTAATTGTGCAAAGCGTCAAGGTGCCCATCTCTGAAGGTCCTATTCTAGGAGTTGCAACATTAAGAGAAAATTTTAATAATATTGCTGATTATGAAGGCTCAACAGCCAGTGTTAATTCAACTGGTCATCTAAAACGTGTTCTCATCAATGATTCATTTGTTATAGACCCATCAACTAGAGTTGCTAATCATAAAGATGTTAAATTCGAAATGACACTTGGTGATGGCACATTAAACAAAAAAACATCGACACTAGAACTAACAAATCCTTTCCTAGGAATGGAAATTGAAGCAGAAGGTGACACAACTAACGACACATTATTAAACGACTTGGGCGATGTTACTGCCGCAAAGGGCGTTAACAATGTTCTCTATTGGAACGCAGCCGCGGGACGATGGGAAGCAAAGTCCTTCAATGAACTGCTCAACGAAGCGGGTGCTACTTATAATGGTGGCGCTGGTGGTGATGGTGGCGATGGAGGCACGGGCGGTTCTGGCGGGGCTGGAGGAGAAGGTGGAGTAGGCCCATCAGATGGCGAAGGTTTGAAATATACCCAATGGAACCCCCCACCAACTCATGTTGAAGTGGAGACTGAAAATGTAAAAATAGAATCAACAGTAACAGCACCACCAGCCACAGGCGCATCAGTTATTGCTGGTAAAGGTGCTCCGATGAAAGAGTCATCAGAGTCATCGTATATATTTTATTCAACACAGACTTTTCCAGATATTGATAAAACAGTTGATGAGATTAACGTTACATTCTATTGGCCTGATGGAATATATCAAGAAATCGAAACAGTTACTACAACACTAGATGGCACTAAAATCACATTATGCGATACAAATAGACCAGACTTAGAAAGTTTAGATACTGGTAATTTAGAGTGTTTAACTCCAAATGTAGAACTATCAGAAGATGGACAAACAGCAACAACGAAGACCCGTCAATCAGGCAGCGTTCTTATTAACTTGATAATGACTACAACAATATGTGGTAGAGAATTTGTTCTACACGAAGGCGGATTTGTAGAATCACATTTTAAGAATGGTCCATACGAATACACACACAAATTCACACCAAACACAATGAATGCGGGTCTTAGGTCCAAAAACGATGGAACAAATCAAGATGGTGCTTTATTAGGTTACGGAAACTGTAATTCAACAAATTCTGAATATTATAAATTCGACCAATGGACATTATCTGATTATGTAGAAGCATATCCAGACCAAATTCTAAATGCAGCCAACGAACTAAAAGTTTATGCTTGGATTGACCAAACAACAAGAGTAAATGCTGGTGATTATGTTATTGGAAAAGAATACAAGATTACTTCTTCTCCTGCTAGTG